GGGGGCTTTTCCGCAGATCCTGCTGATCACCCACATCGAGAGCATCCACGACATGGTGGACCGGTGCCTCCGGGTGGAGTATGATGCAGCCAGGCAGGCCAGCGTGGTGCGGGAGTCTCTGGAGCTTTCGTTCGAGGAGCTCCCTTCCGGGAGGCTCTGGGTGCCTTCCGGGGCGAGTTCGACGGGTGGCTGAGAGGATGGCTCGAAAGGCGCGCGGACTTCTGCCGGCAGATGGAGAGCTGAAACATTTACGCGAAGAGGAGATACTGATGAAAATCATTCACATCCCGTCGGCCCGTGGCGGGCCGGATACCGGGACGAGGACGGCAACCTCAGGGTCAAATCGTCTTTGACTAACAACATCGTGCCGCCGGGGGCACAGAATGAGTGGACCCTGGTGGAGGCAACCGCGGATGAGGCTGCCGCGTTGGTGGCGGCGGGGTACCGCCTGCCCGTGGGCAGGATCCGGACGTCTATGTCCCGTCTTCCGCGGCCCGTGCTTACCTGCCAGGCGTGCGGGCATTCCTGGCAGCCGCGCCGACGCCTTGGGCGGGAGCCTCAGCCGCCGCGGCTCTGCCCGCAGTGCGGCACGCCGCGCTGGCGCGCGGGCGCTTGAGGTGGGACCGATGCTGAACAGGATCATTCTTATTGGCCGGCTGACGCGCGATCCGGAGCTGCGCTACACGCCGCAGGGAACGCCCGTTGCCACCCTGGGACTGGCCGTGGAGCGGCCCGGAACGGATAAGGGCACCGGACGCCAGACCGATTTCATCGATATCGTCTGCTGGCGCCAGACGGCAGAGTTCGCCGCGAACTACCTGTCGAAAGGCCGGCTCGTCGCCGTGGAAGGGCGCCTGCAGGTCCGTGAATGGGTGGGGCAGGACGGGGGCAAGAGGCGCGCCGCAGAGGTCGTGGCCGACACCCTGCAAGCCCTCGACCGGCCCGGAGCACGGGACGAAGGAGGAGGCGATGAAGCGTTCGGGCATTCATAATGTGAGCGGTACGTGCCCGGTGTGCGGTTCACCGGCGCCGCGCTACCGGAGGACCTGCTCGCGCGAATGTCTCTCCCGCTGGCGGGGGGTTCTGAACAGCCGGCGCGCTGCGCAAGGTCCGCCGCCGGAGCCCCACACGAAACCATCGCCGCAGATGATAGCGGCAATGGCGCACTTCCTGGAGGCCATCGGGCTGGACGCGGCGCGCGCCCTGGCCCTGATTGACGAGGCGGAGAAGGCCGAGCGTGAGGAGTTCGCTCGAAAGCTCAAGGCAGCCCGGAAACGCTGAGTTTGCCGCACACCTGGCAGACTACCTGGAGCGCGCCATACGGGCGCGCTACGGCTGGACCGGGCACGCAGACGACCTGGCGCAGGTGGCGCGCCTCGCCGTCGCCCAGGAGCTGAGAGAGCACGGCCACCTGCCGGAGCCGCTCCTGCGCCGCTACATCCTCCGGCGGGCCTGGTGCGACGTGCGCGATGAGCTCAGGCGGCTGCGCAGGCAGGACGGGCGCCTGGCGGAGCGAGCGCGCCCCCGGACTCACCCGATGGACTCCCGCCTGAGCATCCGCCTGTCGGGGAAAACGCTGTCTGCCCTGGCGCAAGCAGCCGCCCGCCGGGGCGCAAGCCTGTCTGCGGAGGCGCGGGCCATTCTGGAGGAATCCCTTGGCCTCAGAGCGCGCGGCGCTGCTCGCTGACATCTTCGCGCGGCTCGAGGCGGCCCGCAGAGCCGGAGACCGCGCCCGGTTCCCGGGCTCCTCCTGGGGAGAGATCATCCGGGCCCTGGCCTACCGCGTGCACGACCCGGACGAGGCGTTCCACTTCGCCGCCGCGGCCAGCGGCATGGCGTCCGGGTCCTGGGACGCGGACGCCAGGGACTATGTCAACTATCTCCTCACGCTGACCTCTGACCTGCGCCGCCAGAGGCTGGCGGCGCTGCCGACGGAAAATCTCTGGGAAATTTTGATGCTGCTCGCCGAACGGTAAGCGTGTCAGACATTTTTGCAGCGAGTACATATACAGGCAGCAAGCAGAGCGGACCAGACCGAACACTCTCCTTTCCCCTTTCTCCGAGGGCCCGCCTCCTCCGGTGGGCCCTTTTTTCTTGTTGCGTCGGCCGTCATGCCGGCGGGGATTGAAACGCAACGGACATGCCACGCGGACGCCCGACGAAATACAACCCGGAGATCGCAGACCGCATCATCGCGGACATCCGGCGCGGGTCCTCGCGCGAGGAGGCGGCCGGTGCAGCCGGCATCGCCGAGAGCACCCTGCGCCGCTGGATGGCCAGACACGCAGACTTTCGCGCCCGGGTCCATGAGGCCGACGCCTGGGCGGTGAAAAGTGCGGAGCAAGCGGTCTACGAGCGCGACCCCCTGCGGTGGCTGCAGGCGAAACGGCCCGAGGTATGGGGGAATCTGGGCCGTCAGCGCATCGAGGTTTCCGGGCCCGAGGGCGGCCCGATTGACATAGCGCATGCCATCGACACCGGCAGCATCATCGCGGTGGCGCGCTGGCTCGAGCAGCGCGAGGCGGAGCCCGGAACGCAAGCTCAGTGACGCACGGCGGGCGGTGCTCGCCCTCGCCCGGCAGCGCCTGATGCCGTTTGCCTGCGTGACGCTGCCGGGTTACCGGCCCGCGCCGCATCTGGCGCGCCTGGCCGAGGCGCTCGAGGCTGTGGAGCGCGGGGAGATCCGCCGCCTGATGGTCTGGATGCCGCCGCGGCATGGGAAGAGCGAGCTCGCCAGCATCCGGTTCCCGGCCTGGTACCTGGGCCGCAACCCGGACCGGCGCGTGGTGCTCGCTGCGTACGGGGCGGACCTGGCGCAGCGCTTCTCCCGCTTCGTGCGCTCGACGATCGAGGGGCCGCAGTTCCGGTGCGTCTTTCCGGGAATCGGGCTGTGCCCGGACAGCCGGGCCGTGGACGCATGGGACATCGCCGGGCGAAAGGGGGGGCTGAAGGCGGTCGGCGTCGGCGGGCCCCTGACCGGTCACGGGGCGAACCTGCTGATTATCGACGACCCCGTGAAGAACAGGGAGGAGGCCGACAGCCAGACCATACGGCAGGCCGTGTGGGACTGGTACACCAGCACCGCGTATACCCGGCTGGAGGAGAACGGAGCAATCGTTTTGATCCAGACGCGATGGCACGAGGACGACCTGAGCGGGCGGCTGCTTGCGGCACAGGGCACGGACGCCCGGGCGGATGAGTGGACGATCATCCACATGCCCGCCATCGATGGGAATGGCCGCCCGCTCTGGCCGGAGCGGTATCCGCTCGAAGAGCTGGAGCGGATCAGGGCAAACGTCGGCCCGCGCGACTGGGAGGCGCTGTATCAGGGGCGGCCCGCCCCGCCCGAGGGCAGCGTCTTCCGCCTGGCAGATGTCCGCATCGAGGACCGCGCCCCGGCGCATCTGCGCCTGGCTCGGGGCTGGGACCTTGCGGCATCCAGCCGGACTACCGCCGACTGGACCGTCGGGGCACTGTGCGGCCTCGACGGGGAGAACCGGCTCTGGGTGCTCGACATCTACCGGCGCCGCCAGACCTGGCCGGAGACGGTGCGCGACATGGCGGCGCTGGCGCAGCTGGAACCCGGAACCGTCTGGGCCATTGAGCGGGCCGGCTTTCAGCTGGCGGCGGTCCAGCAGCTGCGCGCCGACCCGCGCTTCAACGCCCTGGCCATCCGCGGTATTGAGGCAGACAGGGACAAGGTGGCCCGGGCGCTTGCCTGGAGCGGCAGGCCGATCCATCTCGTGCGCGCATCCTGGAACCAGGAGTTTATCGCGGAGCTGGTGGCGTTCCCACAGGGGCAGCACGATGACCAGGTGGACGCGGTGAGCACGGCCTGGGCCGCGCTTGCCAGACTGCGCCCGCCGGCATCCAGAACCGTGGAGGAACGCGGCTGGTACGCCGCAACGGACAAAGACGCATGGCACTGAGGGACATCCTGCGATGGCCATGGCCGGCGCGCGCCGTGGAGCCTGAGGGCGCGCCGGTGGACCGCGTGGAGCGCCTGTACGCGCGCGCGCTGGAAGGGCAGTGGGACGGCATCCAGGACCTTCTGGAAGAGGAACGCGGCTGGAAGCGCATCTCCAGCCTCTCAGGTCAGCCCACACTGGATCCGGCCGAGCACAGCCTGATGCTCCGCCTGGCCATGCACTTCGCCGGCACGAGCCCGCTGGCGGTGAAGATCATCCGGACCATGGCGGCCCACATCTGCGGCAGCGTGCTGCAGTTTTCCAGCCAGAATCAGGAGCTGCACGAAGAGCTGGCGGCGTTCTGGCGCGATCCGGTGAACGGGCTGGAGCGCGACTACGTGCGGCTGTGCCGGGAGTGGCTCGCCCTGGGCGAGCTGTTCCTGCCCGCATTCATTGCGCCCCAGACTGGGCGGATGCGGATCGGATACCTGCACCCCACGCAGATCAGCGCGGTGGATACCGACCCGGAGAACGCAAGGATCGCCATCAGCGTGACGGAGTCCCGGCCAGAGGGTGACCGGGTGTGGATGATCCTGAACTCGCCGCCCGTCGTCGAGGCCCTGCGCCGGGGGGATATGCCGCACCAGGAGGCGCGCTGGCTGCTCTACTTCCCGCTTCAGGCCGGCATGGTGGGCCGCGGGCGCAGCGTGCTCGAAACCATGTTTTACTGGATCCACCGGGCGGAGCAGTTCCTGAACGACCGCATGATGCTGAACAGCCTGACCAAGGCATTCATCTGGCAGGTGCGCGTCAGTGGCAGCGAAGCGGACGTGGCGCGGCGCGCCATGGAGATCGGCCAGAGCCCTCCGCGCCCGGGCAGCGTCCAGGTGGTGAATGAGAGCGAGAGCTGGGAGGCCGTGGTGCCCTCGATGCACGCAAGCGATGCCCGCAGCGACTACCTGGCAGTGCTCAAGTACGTCGCACTTGGCGCCGGGTTCCCAGAGCACTGGGTGGGGGCCTCCGACGACGTAAACCGCACGACCGCGGACAGCGCCTCCGAACCGGCGATCCGGGACCTGGAGGTGCTGCAGACGCAGTGGTTCGACGGCGTGGTGCGGCCGCTGCTGCAGATCCAGGGGTATCTGCTGGCCGCAGCAGGCATGGTGCGGGCGGCGCCGGAGGAGATCGAGGCGCTGGACATCGCCGCGCCCGATCTATCGCGCAGCGACAACACGCGCACCGCGGACGCGACGCTGCGCATGGTGCAGGCGGCGCAGCTGGCGATGGCGGGAGACCTGATGTCGCGCGAGACGGCCCGGCAGCTGGTGCACAACGCGGCCGGCGTGCCGGTGCCGGACAATCTGGACGATTTGATCGCCGGGGAGCGCAGGCGGGACCAGGCGGCCGTCTATGCGGCATGGCGGCCGCCTGAGC